GAAAGACACGTCAGCAATAGAGTGTGTATTCTGTAAAGGAATTCTGAAGAGCAAGAAGCGATGTCTCAAGCAACCAAATGAAAACGGTTACTGTGGATTTCACCAGTCGCAAGTCCCTCCGCCGCAAGTTAAACTCGTGGAGAGGGTCCCAGCGCCATGGGAAGTTTAGTTAGAGAATTTGATCTTAAAATTGTTAATGAGCAAGTCAGAACTTCTTCTGACCAGCATCTCTAAATTCTTTGATGTACCAGAGAATCGCGAAAAACTTCACGATATTCTGGGCCACCGCAAAGGCATTTCCCTCCGCAAACTCGAGTGGTTCGTGACCAATTATGCCAAGAACAATCACGTGACGTATACCACTCCATCCGGGAAGGTTTTCACAGTTCACGTCGCTTACAAGTCGAGTCTGGATGGCTACAGTAAGAAGCTCTTTGATCCCTTTTGTCGTACCGAGCGCGTCGATTTCCAGGGGTTCACGACGACGTGCGCCCAACTCAACTTTTTGAGGTGGTGCGTCCAAAACGGCATCGTCGAATACCTCGAGAAGGCGCATATTAAACATAAGGAAGACGGCCAAAGCCCCCCTGAAACTCCAGAAGCGTGTAGCCATAGTAAAACATGTACAAATTGTATCCCTGCGATATCTGAGTTGCGTAGCTTGGGTTGAATACGAGTGTAAGCGTCGTCGTCTGCGAATTTAGTTTTGAAAAATTGAGATATCCACCTTGATTATACTCCTTAGGAGTGAGGCCAAATGAATAAGTATAAATATTTTTTGAAGGAATTGAAATTTCATGCTCCATGGGTTGTTTGAACGTGTAGTACAGCGACCCCTGGAACGTGCTTAGAATGTCTACATTGTTGAGTGTAATTTTAGCAGTGTCAATCACGTCGATGTAATTCGACGGACCAGATGGAAAGTTTAATTGAATGCCCGTCTGGATATACTGGGTCGTGTAACCGTAGGTGTAGCGTGAATCTGAATAAAGACCCGACGTCACGTCCTCGTAGTTTTTATTTCTAAAGAACCATGCGATCGTTTGAACGGGGAAGGAGGCGGTGAGCTGTAGTTGTGGATTTCCCGCGGTGAATGTAAGTGTAGACTCTTTCTTGACGCGATTCACAATGTACTTGAGGGGAGTGTTGGTGTAGTAGAGCTTTTCAGAATTTTCCAGAAGAATTTCTTCAGTCACGAGCTTGGGGAGGATCAAGTCGGTTGTATGAGGGGCGGCGACGTTACACCACCACGTGTTGGGCTGAAAAGTGAAACGCACATACATTCGCTGATTCCACATTGCGCAAAGAGGGAAGTAGGGACGGCGTAGACGCTCATCGTCGTGTCTGTTGTGAGATTTTCGGCGACAAAAGAAGAATTCTAAAGGGATGATGTAATCGGTCTGAACCTGTGAGTTTATGTTCGACCCGCCCACCGCCTGAAACATTCCCAGTTGTTCGTCGGCGTCCAGGAACAGCTGATCGCGAATGATGTACCAATCATCGTAGAGGGTCTCGATGACAGTCTCATTCACCAGAAGATCCACCTGCTTTATCAAGGCTCTCCCAAGTTGGGGTGTGTATTGGTTACCATTAGATAGAGCAGGCATGGTCACCTTCAGGTACATGTTCGAGATGAGGTGCCCAAGCTCGGTAGGTCTGAGCTCCAACTGAATCGTCTGGTTCTGGTATGAAGGGTTCGGGGGAGGGAATGGAATGACGCGCTGATACATGACGGAGTTGGTATGTCTTTTAAAATCCGGGCTCCACTGTGACTTGCTGAAATCTTGCAAGAGAAGGTGGTCCTCTTGTGGTCCTATAGCGTGAAGCGCCATCACAGCCCCAGCGCTGAATCCTGCTCCCTGTAAGTCGGTGTATGGCCCCTTCTCCTCATCGACGCATTGAAAGCCTGTATTGAGATCCCTGAGAGGCGTAGTTGAAGCACCACCACGGACGTTCGGATTAATTTCAATTTGAAATTTACGCGAGTCTGCGTCTCCCAAATTGAAATTCTTCAATCTGGCAGCGACAAAGGTGCTCATGAATCCCGGTTCCTTGGACAGTCCCTTTGTGACCACAGGCTTGACCGTATTTTCTGGAATGCTTCCGTCGAGTGGTTTTAATATTGCAAATTGATCCATTATAAAAACTGTTTCGCCGCCTTTCACAACCTTCCCCTGTGAAAAGGTTCGAGGCCTCGTTATATATCTGGAATTGTCGTTATATGAAACGACGCTAAACCCAGTCTTGAACCCTTGTAAATTCTCAATGGTCCACCCGGGTCCGAACCCACTTGGAGGATCTTCTTTAAAATCAAATTTGAGTACGTTCTGTACGATAGAATAACTTCCCGACACCTCTCCTAGACGTTTCATGGCTGTATATTCAATCTGGCCAGGTGGGTAAATAGTCGCGCCTGTGACCGCTTGATAAGGAGCCACCGTCTGTTCCGTATCTGACTGGAGGGTGAATGACCAAATATAGGGCTCTGAAGAAGATTCTGTGATTTTAACTGTACGAGAATCCATCGCTGGATTTACGTCTATGGTTCCGCCGACAACGAGCTGACCTGACATTCCAACAACACCAGTGACCGTCCACCCCTCCTTGAGGGTGGCCCTATTTTGGTTGTTTGTGGTGGCATAAAATGTTACATAATTATTTCCAGTCAGCAAATAGAATCCGTTAATCTCAATTGGAACTAAAACAATTACATCGGCGACGACAGGCGCACTGACGGGTGGAGGGACTATTGTATTTACTTCATTTTTAAAGAAATTCACTACGTCTTTTTCAATTTTGCGTTCAAAATTGAGAACATTTTCAAAAGCCTGTGGAATCTGTTTTTTGAAAAAGTCGAGCACAGGTGCCTGTGCTTTGCGCTCGAGGTCCATCACGTTATCGACCATCTCTAAATTTCACCCAGGTTATTTTTCCACATCTGTACCACAGTCAGTGCCTTCAGTCGCGCATGCTCTTGACGCTTGGCTGTACAGAGCGCCTCGAGCTTCGCCACCTCCTCCTTCGTGTACTGATACGTCTTGATGTCCATGAGTTTGGACCACAGGCTCTCGTCGTACTTTTCCCGCCGAAGTTGCGTGTGAATCTGTTCCAAAGGCACATTGAATACGTACAACCGGGGAGTCACCGCCACGTCTCTTATGAACCTAGCCTTCTCTGAGAGCCACGCAATTTCAGAATCCAATTGCTTGAGTTGCCACGCCTTGCGTTTCTTATACACGTTCAAACGAACCTCCAGATAGTCTACGAGAATCTCCTCTGGGCTGTTATACTTCTTGACCGCCCCATTTGGAGCGATCAGGTGCATATTGGAGGTGTGTATCGTCTTGGTCAGCCCAAGCTCCCTGGCGACGTCTTGCAAACCGTCGCCCCCCCAGATCCGAAAGTCGGGCGTCGTCTCTGTAGAGTGATTCTCAAACTTCTGGATGGTGCCCTTCTCAACCAAGTCATCTAGGTGCTCCTTGAAGTCCTGGATCCACCGACCAGGTGGCAGCTCCGTCACGTGAAGCTGAGACCCCTCTTTCGCGACGATTCCCTCGAGGACCCACGTGTGATCCTTTGTCTTTGTCACCTTGCCCTTGAAACCTTTGAAGTGCGGCACCATGGGCACCATCGCCACCTGGTCAAGTGCGCAAATGATATTGTGCTTGATAATAGCCAGGTCGTATGGAGGCACATAAGAGCTGAAGCCCGTCCCGATACCCTCAGCGCCATTCACGAGAATCATGGGCACGACGGGCGCGTAAAACTCTGGCTCCACCTGCTGCCCATCATCCATCGCATATTTCAGAACAAAATTGTCGGCAGGATCGAAAATCTTGCGCGTCTGTGGACTCAGGCGCGTGAAGATGTAACGAGAAGAGGCTGCGTCCTTGCCACCCGCAAGACGCGTTCCAAATTGCCCAGACGGCTCGAGGAGATTGAGGTTATTGGCCCCCATGAAATTCTGAGCCAAATTCACAATCGTCCCCTGAAGACTCGCTTCGCCGTGGTGATAGGCCGTCTGCTCGGCGATATATCCAGCCAGCTGCGCCACCTTCATGTCGGCCGTAAGATTCTTCTTCAGGCACGCGTAAATCACCTTGCGTTGACTCGGCTTCAGACCGTCCGCAACGTGTGGAATCGATCGCTTAATGTCCTCGGCGCTAAAGTTGGCCAGGTCTCTGTATACAAAGTCGGTGACGGTGAGAGTCTTGACGTGGCCGTACGGGATACCTCGTGGCGGACTCGCCATGTGATTCGTCAGCCAGATCTTGCGGTCATCGGCCTGCGCCTTGGAGAACGCCAGAGTCATGGACTCGTTGAGGGTCGGATCCGGGCCAAAGGCGACGGTCAATTGATCAATTTTCTGAAAATACTCTTTGGCTTCTGAGCTTGTCGAAGTGCCCAGACCCTTGTAGTACTTGACGTTTCCGGAGGAAACTGCTGCTCCCGCCGCCTTGAACTCCTCCTCTGTAAAGTACCAGACGCGCCCCGCCTTGATGACGGGCGTCACCATCGACACTACAAAGCCTTGCTCGATCAGTTTTGGCCAGTACACGTGGAACATGTTAAGCACCAGTCCCTTGATGTGCGATCCGTCCAAGTCGGCGTCAGTCATGATCATCAGACGGCCGTAGCGCAATTCTCTCACTGAATTATAGACTTTGCCATGCTGGAGCCCGAGGATCTTTTTCAAGTTGGAAAATTCTTCATTTTCCGTTACCTGTTTCACAGTGGCGTCCCGCACATTTCTCGGTTTGCCTCTGAGCGGAAAAACTCCAAACGCATTGCGTCCCACAACACTCAATCCAGCAATGGCAAGAGCTTTCGCGGAGTCTCCCTCGGTGATAATAAGAGTACAA